GCTTCGCATAATGTGGACGGGATTACGTTAGGCCAGGCCCGACCGAAGGGAGAATGCGCAGACCGGAAAATTGCAGTCCGGTCAAGCATTTACACGTAATCCCCATTATGCGATGCGACCCGTTATTTGCGGGTTGTTCCGAAGACAACAGGCTCTTCGGTCAAGGGTCTGGCCCTGAAGACCGCCTGTGCTTTTGTTCTCTCTGCGCTCTTTTGGGCGACTTCAATGGCGTCCTTTTTTGCCATTGGCTCGGATCCTGTCGGCTTCCAGGTCCTTGAGTTCTTCAGCTTGAATTCAACCACCCATTTTTCGTGATCCGTCACGGTATCGCTGTTTTCCGTGACGCGTGACGCTAATTCTTTCTCCAGGCGCTCGCACTTGGCAGTTAGCTCGCGGATTTGCTTCGCTTGCTCGATAACTGTTCTCCGGTACAGCGCCTCTTTCCCGTCCTCGTTGTCTTTTCGTGACGGTTGATCGTCACGCTTTTTCTTGTTCGCCCGGTAGCGTCGCGCCCGCTCTGCGTCTGACAGGGCTTTGCCGGTGGCTGGCCGACCGCGCCCGCGCTTCGGCTGCTCCAGGGGGAGGGCTTGGGTTTGCTTGTCTGCTGGGTCGATCATGGGCGCGGCTCCCGCTTTGGTTATGCTTCGTGCTGAACGTTCAGCCATTCGCCATCTTTTAGCTGTTCGGCCTTTAGGTTCAGGTCGTCTATGACATCCTGCGGGACGTTAATCCCATATGCTTCTTTGTAGACTTCTGCGTCGAACTGGCGTCCTTTTTCGATATAAAAGTTGAATCCGTCGAAGTCTGGATTGGTTGTTACTGAGCTGGTGAATTTGGTCATCTTTCTCTCCTATGCCCTGCCTTTGTGGTGGGCTATGGGTTTATTATACGTGACGCATCACGATAAATAAATGAATTAGCGTGACGGATCACGATAAATAGCGACCGTTCGTCGGTATTTAGTGTGACGCCACGCGGCTCGTCACGATAAATAGCGCCGCCCGCTTTTTGGATCCCCCAGCCCCTTGGGAGTCCCGGCAGGTCAAGGGCCGCGACCCCGGCTTGTCAGCGCTTGCGGTGACAAACGGAGTCCCGGGCGGAGCGAACCCTTGAACCACCTCGGCCAACAGCCTCAGCTCGGGAGGGAGGGACAGATCTTCCGTCCCTGCCTCCTGAGCCCTCGGCGGCAAGAGCGGGTTGTAGGGCAGCGCCCTACGATCTTGCTTGCGTCCAGGGTGCAACCCTGGCCGTCGGAGACATGCTTTTGATTGTGCTGAATTCGCGTGATGCGTCACGGGAATGACGCTGGAGGGGTGGGGGTGCTGTAACACCCCCAATTTACCGCACACTTCTGCGGTCTCTCTGCTAGCCAAGCTTTAGCGCTCCGACCATTGCGCTGAGTGCGAAGAACCACAGAGCGAACGACGTAAGCCCTAGCGCCATTCCACCCAGCCATATCCCTAGAGCGATCTCATAGGCTAGCCGTCGTTCTGTTGCCCTTCTGACGGGCGGAAAGTCATCGTCCCTCTCTGCCCGCATCGCTATTCCTTCCCGCCGAACTCTTCTCTGAATTCAAGGACGTCTTTCGTTGTGATCTTGCTCAGGTATTTCCACAGCGTGGCGTTCACAAGGTCGGACTCCCGGACGTCGTCCTTTGTCTCGATGATCATTTTGACGCGGCGCTCCTTCACTTCCTCGACGAACTTATCTCGAACCCGGTAGGGCTTTGACATGACGGTTACCTGTAACAAGGGGTGGTCGTTATTCTTGCACGTGTTGCGCTGTTACGAGTTACTGCGGTATAAATCGCCTCGTACGTAACGTGTAACGTTGTTACAGGCATGCAGGGGTAGGGATGTTTCCTCCGACCAATCATCAGAGCAGGATGTTCTACGACTACCTCACGGTAGAGCAGGTATTCCCGTACCAGCTCCCGCAGGTTGGCGACACTGGCATCTGCTACTACGACCGGAGGACCGGCGAGCAACTGCGCGACACGTCTCCTAGCTTCAAGGTTGAGGGCAGTCACTCGACGTCGATTCGGGTTCGGGTCGATGGGAACAAGCTCCGAGTCGAAGGGAATCCGAGTGCAGTCAACCGCTTGGACAACCTGCATGGATTCCAGTCCATCGCTGAGTGTGTCGCGGTCTATAACGACATCCTCCACGAGATCAAGGACGACAAGGGCAACCGTCTGCCGCCGTTCACGGCTTGCACTGATTGGGGCCACCTCCAGACCGAGGACGGCTCGAAAACTCGGATGATCGGCAACGGTGCGCGCCTGCGCCGGGTTGACTTGACGACGAATCGGACGGTGGGGAAGGGCAATGAACTGGCCTACATCCGCGCCCTGAGTACTCAGCGTGTGGGCTACAAGAATGGCCACCTCTACGAAGATGGTTGGACCTGCGACTGGCAGGCCCGCGACCACTACTACAAGGCCTACGGCAAGGCTCAGGCAATCCGCAAGTTCCTGTTTCCGAAGTGCAAACGGAACTTTGGCGAAGACTCCTCCGAATTCCGCTACCTGCTCGATCTGGCCGCGTACTGCGATCAGTAGGGCGTCGTGCGCATGGAACAGGAACTCAAGAGTGAGTATCTGGCCCGTGAGCGGCTGGAGTGGTGGGGGCTTTTTGATGAAGGCCGCTTTGCGGCGATCCATGGGGAGTTTCTGAGGGGATTCGACAAGCTCGAGGTGATGGCGATGGATTACGAGACGATTGCGGAAAGGCTGCTTTCTGAAGGGGTTGTAGGCAGCACTCAAGCGGCTAATGCGACCGCCAATATTGCGATGAAGTGGATGCACTGCCCGGGCATCAGTTTCGACTTCAAAAAGCGCATGAATCAGACCTACCGGGCGCGCTTGAACCGGATCGGCATCAATATCGCCCAGCCCTACGACGTGACCCGTCATTCGGTCGTGATGATTCGTCGTGCTGAGGAAATCGTCACCAGCGACGTGCTGGATTTGCCGGAGTTCTATCGGCATGCACCGCGCCCACGTCACCTGCGGTTGGTGGCCTGAGATGAAAGCACCTCTTCGTTTTCTCTTGGGCTGGGTTGTCTTCATCGTCTTGTTCGTGATGTTGACGCCCATTGTTGCCGCCATTTTCGAGTTCTGTGCCGCGTTTCCTGTGCTGGCTATGGTGACTGCTGTCGTGTCCCTGGTGGTTTTCCTGGCGCTGTTCTTCGCGTTCTTCCGGCGTTTCGTGTGTTGGCTCGATGAGCCTAGGAAGGCTCGCTCATGATCGCCTACAGCCTCCAGGGTGTGTCCCTGTCGTCCAGCGAGCGTCGGTCGCTCCAGCTTCGTCAGCAGGCCCGCGCTGCTGTCGATCGCAGCGTGTTGCAGCAGATCGTCGCCCAAGCGCTCCAGGCGCTCGAAAAGCATAAGGAGGAGGGCGGCAAGGCCTCCAACCCTTGGACCACTGTCACCAGCGAAAAGGGCGCGCCGTGGGTCGGCGATGCCTTCGGGTGGCCGTGATGGCGATTGATATCGGACGGCAAGCCTACCTTCAGTTGCGGGGCTCGATAGAGCTTGTCCTGCTCGATGCCGGTATCGACTCGCCGGACCTGCTGAGTCAGGTCATGCGTGAGGTGCTGGCAACTGAATCCGCTGCTCGAACTGAGCGGCAACATCTGCGCCGGGCCTTCGTGACGGCTCGTCGTTCACAAGTAGCTCCGGCCCGGCCGGGGATCACGTATGCGCCTGCTCGGCGCTGGAGAAAGAGACTATGAAGATTCTGAAAGGGTACGTCCTGGGCGTAGTGGACAAGGGGGAAGGGGACAAGCGTTGGGCCATCGTTGGCATCAAGGCGACTGACAAGGACCGTGACGGATTTGACGTGGACACTACGTACAAGCTTCGTGTCTTCGGCGATGCCGTGAAGAACGGCCTGCATAACGCCTATCGCAACCTCGCTGGTGTCGAGGTCTACGCGCCCTATAACGATGAGTTCGACGAGAAGTACAAGCGCATTAGCTATTCGTTGGCAGGCGCGCCCTTGGCCCTGATGGAAAAGCCCCTGGGGACCGCCCAGCCGAAGCCGGCTGCTCCGGCCCAGTCGCAGGCGGCGCAGCCCGTTAAGCAGGCTTCCTGATGATTTCCGCCCTGTCCTGCGATGGCTCCATCTCGATTGCGCCGGATGGGGCGCCCCTTTGTTCGGGCATGTGGGTCTTGACCCAGGTGCCGGAGCAGTTCGACCCGTCGATGTTGGACACCCAGGCGCTCGCCCAGGCGTTCTCGGTCGGGTTCGGTCTTGTCGCGACGGTCCTTGTCGGCGCCCTGGGGGCGTCAAGGCCGTACTCGACTTCATTAAAAGAGCTTAAGGAGTAAGTCTATGAAAAACCTGAAAAAACTGTTCGTTCGTGGTGGTTCCGCCGTTGCGGTAGGCGCTGCCCTGGTCGTCTCGCAATCCGCCTCGGCCGCTGGCTGGGATTACAGCGGTCTGACCTCCGATATCGATTTCTCGACAATCGCGAACGGCGTGCTGGCCGTCGCTGCGCTGCTGGCCTCTGTGTATGCCGGCATTAAAGGCGCTCAGGTGGTCCTGGGCTTCCTGCGGCGCTGATCGAGGAGGGCGGTTGGATGGGGCGGCTTCGGTCGCCCCTTTTTGTTTCTGGCAGGGGAGCTTGATCGATGGCGGATTTATATGAGTTCGCATTTTTTGTTATTGGCGCTGCGTGTTCCTGGGCGATCTTTTCGAGGTGGTAAGTATGCGCAGGTTGTTATTGTTGTTGGTGCTAGTTTCTTCTTCTGTAAGT